CTTGCAGTGCCTTAATCTGGTCCTCTAAGGACTTGATCTTAGCTGCCTTGGTGGTAATGAGTGCCGGGTAAGCTAACGCCTGTTGGCTGTCGCTGACGCCCTCTGTGGTTGGGTCAACGGCAACCCCCACAATGGTCAACAGTGCAAATACTGCATTGATCACTGCGGTGAGCTCCTTGCCTAAATTGGCAAAATCCCAGTTGTAACCAAAGACTGCAGCCACTGTTTGCCCAACTAACAAAATAGCCGGCACCAAGGCCAGCCAGAATTTGATGCTTAATACTCGTACTTTCCAATTAATCTTCATACTGAACATTCCTTTCAGTTTTTAATCCGAAGTTGCAAAACTTTGTTATATAGCGCTTCGCCCGTTCCGTTACCGCCCAGTGCTTTGTAGCTGCGGAAAAGGTAATTAAGATCGTCCAAGTCGTCTGTGCTGATATACCCCACCTCGATATGATGGTTACACAGCATGTAAACCTCATGATGAAGCAAACCGACAAGGCCTGAATCAATTGCCTTTCCATGCTTTCGATGCATGCGCCATTGGCTTGCAAACCAACCAAACAAAGCTCCACCACCCAACTCCACAAACATATCTATCCAACTCTTGAAATCCACATCTTTATACTTCCTTCCATAAAAATAGCCGCTAGCTTTTGCTGGCGACTTGCTTAACAAGCTCATCTACTTCTGTTTGGCTAATCCAGCCGACACTCACGAACAAGGCTAAGTCATCCTTGCTGTAGATTCCTTGCTGATAGTAGCTGATAATTAATGGTTTATATGCGTTCACGATTTTGCCTCCTTGGTCAATGTTGCCACCTGCTTTATCAAAGCTGCGTTTGACACAGTTAGACTAGCAACCGTCTTCATAGTTTCAGCATTTGCTAAGTCAGCTTCAGATGGCTCAGGTGTAGGTCTGTCAGCTTCTGGGTCATAGCCAGTATCAGGAACGACTTGGCCGTCAATAACGCTGGCATGGTTCTCATACAAGCCAACAGCATCGTCAACTTCAATAACCTCGAATCCTTCATCGGTTGGCCCTACTGGTCTGTTTTCATCAGCATATGCCCAATGAAGCAGCCGATTATTGCTATCCGTCCACACTTTTAATTTCATAATTGCCTCCTAGTTAAAAAATGTATCCCCCGTTGGATAGTCATCTAAGGTTAGGTAAGAAACAGATCCTCCCCAACTACCAAAGTCATGAGTAAGAGCACCATACCATCCCACAGTCCCACCACTAGGTGTACTTGAATAGATAGCTGACGAACTACTTGGATTTGAAAAGCTAGAACAGCTTGCAACAACTTTGTCTTTCAAATAAGGTGTGTAACCAGGTCTAATATCTGCGAGCCTCAAATAATTGTATTGATTAGCTATTGTGTGAAATTGAAAGTTGACGGTCACTAAATTGCCACGTCTTGTGTAGTAAATATATGCCCAATCAATATCAATATTTCTTGCTGGGGTTGTATCAACATGGAAAAATGTCACGTTGTCTTTTGAAGTGAATTCAGACTGAATATATTTTTTGGTAGCAGCACTAGGGTCGCTGATCAATGTTTGTAACTGAAGTGCACCACGTTGGAGTGCAACTGACGACACGCTCCCCTGTCGATCGGGTGTCGTGATGTAGTTGAACATACCGCTTGGGCTCAAAAGTGATTTGTAGTATTGACCGTTGGGATTACCATTATTGTCTTCGATGTTGCCCAGTATGCTAAGACTTGCGTCTTTGAGTTCAAGATTGCCAGAACTCTTGGCGCCATCAATCTGAACATGGTTGAAGGGCGAATTAATGTCAGGCGAATTGATGGTTGATGTGTCAATCTCAATTGATTGCAGCTTTTTGATACTGAGAACTGCCTGCTGGATACTTTGGTCAATCCAAGCTGATCCATTGTAATACTGTAATGCTGTGGCATCGTTAAGCGTTGTCCCATGCCACCATAGGTCGCCTTTCTTGGGGCTTGTGGGTGTTCCCAACTGAATGTACGTGTATGGCACATCCTTGCTTCCGGGAACACCTTGCGGTCCCTGTGGTCCTTGTGGCCCTTGAGGGCCTTGAGGACCAGTATCGCCCTTTGGCCCCTGCACTAGTTGCCAACTATAAACAGCCGGATTAGTACTGTCAGCTTGCGTAAAGTCTGTATAACTACCGATATACTTGCGAGAGCCGGGAGTATCGAGCGAAAAGTTCGTTTTGCCGTCACTGCTATCGGCGTATGCGATATGGAAGTATGGTGTTTTACCATCGGCACCCGGTTTCCCTGGCACCCCATCTTTACCATCCGCGCCATCTGCGCCTTTAATGAGCGACCAGTTATAGTCGCTTGGATTCGTACTATCGCCAGATGTGAAGTCGCTGTAGAAGCCAATGTACTTGCGGTTAGAGGCAGTAGTTGAAAAGTCGGTCTGGCCGTCTTGGCTGTTTGCGTAAGCAAAGTGGGCATAAGCAGTACGACCATCAGCACCCGGTTTCCCTGGCAAGCCTTGATCACCTTTGGGTCCAACGTCACCGTCCTCGCCCTTAAAAAGCGCCCAGTTGTAATCAGCTGGATTCGTGCTGTCGGCCTGTGTGAAGTCGCTGTACGTGCCAATATACTTTTTGCCATCACCACCGGATACCGTGAACCCACTTTGGCCACTTACATCATCTGCCCAAGCAGTGTGAAAATAGCTTGTACGGCCATCAGCGCCTTTTGCACCCGGAACACCATCAGCACCGTCTTTACCCTGAATCAATGCCCACTTGCCGGCGTAATCATCCGGATTGTCACTTGGTACAGATGACTTGTTACTATAAACAACAGCCATGTACTTTTTACCAGTTGGGAAGGCACTCATGTTGGTGCCTTGATTGTCATCGGCATAGCGAACCCATGGGTAGTATTGAACGGTTTTAGGGATATTTTCAATCTTAACCGCCATATCCTTAAGCGCTGAATACAAATTAGGCTGCTCATTTGCGTAATCCCCTAAAGTGAGCTTGGTGTAATGTCCAGCGCGGCTGCGTTCAACCGACAACACTTTTGCAGAAAGAAATAGATTCTGGTTCTCGTCAACAATGTGTACTGTTTGGTTCAATGGAACATAGGGCGCATTTGCCAAATCAACTTCATAGTTGACATTTGGATGGTTATACTTTTTTAAATCTGCTAGTGCTGCCTGCAATAATGTGGCTTGAGTAGTCGAATCAAATGTTTTGACCCGGTTCCAATCAGATTGTGTCGGATTGGGATTATCATTGCTTAACAAACGTGAGTACTTCTGTACGGCAATGGTATCATGCAAGAATCCGTACTGGTCAAGTACAAATTGTCCAGTTGGATCAGTCCACTTGTACCCAATCAAATTAATTGGATCGTTTGAACCGTCAGGTGTAGCCCCATAGGCCTTCACCGAGGTTTCCATGTCGTAGATATCAACTGTCTTTACGATATTGTTGATGTCTTTGTTCATCTCAAAAGAAATTAAACTGTCGGAAGTTTCCTCATGTCTGATATTGATAACACGTTTTACCGCAGTCGTACCTACAAAAACAAAGCCAAAGCTAAGCACTGCGTCAAAATCTTCTGCGACTGATTTAATACGACTAAGTGAAGTGTCTTCATCTGTCCATGTAAGTGTTCTGACGTCTGTAGGAAATTCATTAATACCGATCTCCCAGCCAGAATCATTCGTAAACATGAGGATGTAATCAGCGATAGTATAGGCTTTGTCAGCGGTATAGGCACCCACCACTTCATTCATCAGATCGTTACCTGCATCCGTACAAACGACTTTATGAATATGTGCTAATGTATCGTGAGTAACACTGGCAATGACCATTTGATGTCCATTGCCTTCTTCATCTTGATATAAGACAAAATTGTTTTCAGCCGCCATTTCATCAATGGCCTGCTCTTGCTCAGTTTTAAATGGGATCGTCAGGGTCAAGGCAATGGCAGGCCTATCATCAGTTGCTTTTACTTCACTATCCGCGATAACCAGCCATTCGCCTTTTCCGGTTGTACGTGCAACGCCCATGATGTTGAATTTTCGGTCTGAGAAATAGTATTCCATTTATAGCCACGCCTCCTTCAAATCAACTTCACACGCAAATGGTTGTGCCCAGCTTGATGGCATGAGCTGAATGATGGTATCTCCTGGTGGTAAAAGAAACTTGTCCCACTGGTTGCCTAATGTATGCAAGGTGCGATCTTCATTGCCATTGAAATAAGTCTTGGTATTAGCCACATCAATTGCAATCACATCACCATTGCTGAAGCGATTCTTAATATCTGTATACCAGCTTACGTTCTGCCATTTAACGGTAGACGCAATTAGATACATAGTCGATTCGCCCCATGTCTTGTCTCGCATAAACCACGCTGAAAATTGCTTAGTCTCGACACTAGCAGCATCCGCAAAAGTAAATTGACGGGTAATAGTCGTCTCTCGTCCTCGATTGCCAACCCATGGTGACACTCGGAAAACAACTGAATTACCAAATTTCTGCAATTCCAACTGAATGAACTTGTCGTTAGTGAAGATATTGCGATCAAGCTGTTCATTGACGACTAGTTGATTTTTGTAGTAACACATCCACCATATTTGGTCAGACAGTGCACTATTATCTTTCAGTATCATCTGAAAGATTGGCTTGCCGTCACTTTCTAAGGTTGTTTCGAGTGAACCAACCTGTGAGACACCAGTTTGAAAACGTGTCATGACGTCCCAAGTTAGGTTACTCGTAAAGTTACCGTTATGTGTCTGAGCAAGGTTGTGTTTGATTGAAGGCCCATTCCAATACAAATGAGTGCCAGTAATACTAGGCCAATTAGGCTCAACCTTCCAGCCATCATAGCTGTCCTGCGTCCAAATCGCATTACCAATCTGTTCATTCGGCGTAGCTGGATTGTCTCCCCAGTAGAGATTGTTCGAAGCCGCTTGATTATCCATGTGCGAGCCTTGAACAGCTGCCAAATTCAAGGCAACTTCACTTTCTTCGCTTGTATAGCCATCAACTTCTTCAGGGTTGCCAAATTGAAGCACGCCACCCTGACTATTGGCAAATCCTAGAAAGCCGTTATCAGCATGCATAGTTGCCGTAATAACCGGCTCAACAGGATAAGTGCCACCATTATGCACCGTGATGGTGTTGGTATAGTATTCAGGATCAGCCGGGTTAGGCGACCACGGAGAAGCTGTGGTGCCTATTTCAACCTTAATCCAGACTTCGATGGTGGCATTTATATTGTTCATTTCAACATCAATCTGATTGGCTGTTCCTTTTAGTGGCGTTTTGCCTCTAGTTCTTGGTTCTGATGTATAAACACCGTTACCAGTAACATTAATCTGGTTAATATAACCATACCAATTATCGGTACTGAAACCATCTTTTACATCAATGTATGAATTAGGGTTTGAATCGTCTATCTTTCCTTTGTAGTTAGTCACGACTACCTTGGCTACAGTGGTAACGGTCTGCCCTGACAAATTTTCTGAGAGTTGCAAATGAAAGGGATATGCATCTCCGTCTGTCGTGTTAGACCCAAAAGCGTGTGAAGCTATGACAAAGTTTACTGGCACGTCCTTGTATGGCATATTGTCAAACGTCTTCGTGGCTACCGAGTGTGCAATGCCACCATCGGGACAGATGAAGCTGATTGAGATTGTCCCTGATCGAAAGCCTTCGGTGAAGGTAGGCTGGCTGTCTACAATGGCAAGATAATATTTATCCGGTTCATCACCAAAGATTAACTGCTGTGGTTCGTCCGTATCAATAGCGGCGGCCAAGGAACGCCTTAGTGGTACCAAATCATCATTCATAACGATCCCAGTTACCACAATCGTCTTGACGTCCCGTGACATGTACTGCAACATCTGGCCATCGCTAATCCCAACCTTTTGCATCGTATTAACGTGATTAGTTCCTACATCACGATTTACCATCTGCACATACATCCATTGGGTAATATCTACTCCAGCGTATGTGATTTTCATACCTGCTTGTTTCAATTAAACGGTTCCTCCTTTCCAATAAGCATTGAACCTGTCTGTTCTGTCGTTGTACTGCTTAACTTTTGGTGCAACTTTTGGATAAAACTGGTCGTCACCAACTTGCAGAACAAAGCTAAGTTTCGTGAGAAGATCAGCAATATTGTCCAACTTCTTCCCTAAATCATCTGTACCGCCGCTTTCGCTTTCAGTAACGGTACCATTACCCAAGTTGTGATTGATGTTGGTGACGGCCTGTCCCAACAGCTGCCAAGCACGGCTTGTTTTGGTTAATGGCAAAATTGTTTCTGGGCCATCTTCGCCAACAAGCGCATGGATTGGCTGTGTGATCAAGCCACCATTGGCGTAACCTTCAGGGCCACTGACACGAGAAAAGGCAGAACTTCCAGATCCGTAGATGGCCTTCATGTAGTGAATACCGGCAAGTAGGTCATCATAGCCGTTATAAACATCGTTGTGACCGGGGAACTTAAACGCATTGAACGTTGGCCCAATGGTTTGCACAAGCCCCATTGAAGGTACACCGGCTTTAGCGTTGCTATCCCACAGGTTAATTGCCCTAGGATTACCATTGGATTCACGCTGGATAACTCGCATCCATGCAGCAACTTGGTATGCTGAGGCATCAAATCCATTGGCCTTTAAAGCTCGAATAACATATGGCTTCCAACGTTGCACGCCTGACCCACCGGGATTGGCCATGGAATCTTCTATTTTTTTAAGCTCTTTTTTGATCCAATTGCCAATTCCGTTATATGCATGTTTGAAAATGCCAACTCCTAAGTCTCCAAATGCTTTTACTGGAGATGAGCTAACAATGCCCTTGATGCTGTTGCTTATAAGTTCGGTAACATGCTTAACCGGGTGAGCGATCCAATCTACAATCGCTTCGAACTTATCACCGATCCATTTGCCAACATCTTCAGCCTTATCGACTACCCACGAACTAGCGTCTTTAACGCCGTCCCACACACTGCCAATGATGCCGCCTTGTGCAAAGCCGGGAATGCCATACATATCTGCAATGGCTTTACTTTCTTTGCCATTGTAAATACGGTCGCCAGTCTCAAGTGGAAGAATAGCGTTGCGCTTTTCAGCATATATCCACTGATTTGTGCGCTTCTTGTGGATCAATTCTTTGTAATGCTCGCTGCCGTCATCGTTAACCATAGCCAATTGCGTACCATCTTTACCAACTTCGCCGCCTTTGGCAAAGTGTACGTATGATGGCAGACCAACTTTTTTAACACCGAAGAATCCTAGAACACCATTGACGGCACTAAGACCGGTTCGAATAACGCTGACAACGAAATTAATGCCGCTTTCTGCCGCCTTTTTGATACCATCCCAGATTCCGCTGAAGAAGCTACCAACGCCACCCCATACATCTGTCCAAACATTTTTAATGTTCCTGATGACACTGCCAATTGTGTCAGACATGCCATGAATGATTGGCGTGAAGAATTTAACCATGCCGTTCCAAATGTTTCCAAAGAAATCAGAGATGGCACCCCATGTTTTATTCCAGACATTTTGAATGAACTTTAAAGTTACGCTGATGCCCTTCGAAAGGGTGTTTGATACATTGTTATATATCTTAACAATGCCATTCCAAATATCTTCGAAGAAATTAGAGATTGCTTTCCAAATACTATTCCAGACTTTTTGAACTGCATTTAAGAAGTTCGTGACATTCTTGACTATCCAATTGGTAGAGGAAGATACAATCTTGACAATTGAATTCCACGTATCAGAAAAGAACTTAGAAATAGCTCCCCAAGTTTTATCCCATGCGTTTTGAATTCCTTTTGTTGTGCTGCTAATCGTTTTGCTGATTGTGTTTAGTGGAGGCTTAACAAACTTTACTAAGCCATTCCATACATCCTTAAAGGGCTTCTCTACTTTTTTCCATGCAAGTATGAAAAGACCAACAATAAATGCCACAGGATATACAATTACCTTTTTAAGATCATCTAGTCCTGCTTTTGCAATTTTCACAATATTCTTCCAGATAGAAGACGTTGTTTTGCTAATTGGATTCCAAACTTTAGACCACGCTGTTGAAAGTGACTTTCCCCAACCGTTAACGGTCTTTAGAAAACCATCCCAGCCTTTACCGACACCCTTCCAAAAATCATTCCATTCTTTCTGTGCCCGCTTATTAGCTGCTTCTTGCTGTTTCTGCTGTTTCTTTTGAGCTGCAGCAGTGGACTTGTTAATGCCATCCCACCATTTGACTACATTGTTAGTCATTTGACGAGCATCCCAGCCAAGACCACCTAGCCAACTATTAGCTGGCTTTTTCTTAGCATTCCAGCCATCTGTGAACTTCCTAGCAGCATCACCAGCCCATTTACCAGCTGTTTTGCCAATTGTTGCACCAACCGCTGCGCCTAATGGGCCACCAAAGAAAGCACCGATGCCACCACCAATCAGCGTCCCGGCAGATTCACCAACAGCAGAAAACTTTTGGCCGACAGTACCTCCTTTAGAAAAGGCCTTTGTTAAATCCTTAATATCTGAAATGGCATCATAGGCAATTGTGACAGTCGCCATGCCCTTGCCAAGCGTACTGCTATTAAGTTTGCTGAAGTTTGACAGGATTGATTGAGCTAGTTTAGTATCACCCAGCGCTTTCAGGCCGCTGTACACATGACCCAATCCTGCTGCAAATTCCAGTGCTTTTTTTGTCATCCACAAACCCGCAATTACTTTGACGGTAGTTTGAATACCAGATTTGTTTTTGACAATATCATCTAGCACATCATGGATAGCTTTTAGCGGGTCTTTCATCGTCTTTGCATTGGAACCACCGACATTTAGCCAACCAGCAATGTCTTTGATTGCGGTTTTAAACAAGGACCAGACTTCTTCACCAGCAATTTTGGCAATGTCCCACATATCTCCGGCAATACCAGTAACATCTTTTTTGTGTGCGGAAACATAGTCCAGAACGTTCTTGGCCCAATTAGCAATAGTTGCCAGCCCTTTACCTAGTGTAGTAGCGGCGCTTTGAACAACAGATGATGTCAAAATCCCAGCAAGTGATTGCATGCCACTATTCTTAACATTAAGCAATGGTGCTGCCATCTTAGCCTTGATGGATGTCCAACTACCGGACAGCTGCGCAAGGGCACCTTCACTAGTTTTCCCGAATTGGTCAAATGTGCTCCTGCTTGTTGTCCCAACTTTATAAACCAAGTTCATGAAGTCGTCAGACTTGATTTTCCCGTCAGCAACCATTTTGGCAAATGAATCCTGACTGACTCCGGCAGCTTTGGCTAATTGTGCACCTAAGGTAGGAGCCTGCTTTTCAAGTTTGGCAAGGTTAGTTGTTGTTAAATTGCCTGAAGCAACGACACGTGTCATCGCTTTAGACAAGGAATCCATGCCGTCTCCGCCTTTGTGCGAAGCCGTGGCAATGCTGGCAATACCAGCACTAATTACTAGAGTTTTGTCAGTGACACCATGTGTCATGGTATCAACGGTGGTTTGCATTTTGTTAACTTCGCCACCGGTTGCACCAGTCTCACTGCGCAAATATGACATTTGATCGGAAAGAATCTGGATATCATTGGCTGACTTACCCATGTTCTCCCACGTCATATTTAGCTTTTCTCCGGCCTCGTTAAGTTCTAGCCCAGACTTTACCGTGTCGATAATGCTTGAGCTTAGACGTTGCCAGCCGCTTGTGATGGCGTTGGTAATAAGGCCGCCCTCAACAATTTTGTGAAGCAAACCCGGTGTCTTTTCGGCTTGCTTGTTTGTTCCCGATATAGCTTCCTTAACTCTGTTGAAAACAGATGGGTTAGCCTTGTCCATTTCGGCCTGCAAACCGGTCATAGAAGACTTTGCTTTTGCTAGGCTGGTAGCTGTCTCGTCAACACGCATCTTCTGTGTACGCCAAGCATCGGAGTCTTTGCCGCTAGCACTGGCAATCTTATCCAACTCAGCAGACTGTTTAGACAGTTGCTCATTAAGATTGGTAATGGAGGACTTATAGCCTTCCATTTTGGCCTTGTTGGCTTCTTGCTGTTTGCCCTCAGCCTCTAGGCGAGTCACATAGGCTTGATTTGCCCGTGCAGCAGCTGTGTATTCTTGCTGTAAGCCAGCTAATCCAGACTTTTGATAGTCCATGGCCTGTTTGGCACGGTCTTGCTGAGCTTGCATACTGGCCAGTTGCTTGTTAGCGCCATCGATTTGCTGCTGATACTTTAAAAACTGTTGAGCAACATCGGCAGTATTACCCTTCAACTCAGCTTGTTTGGCTTTGAGAGCGTCAATCTTAGACTGCTGTGCTTCAATAGACTTACCCAAGCCGTCATACTTGGCTTGAGCAGCGCCAACTGCATCACCAGCGGATTTCATCTCCGCCTCTTGAGCTTTCCAAGCATTTTGGCTAGAACGAACAACCGCTGTTAATGATTTGACGGATTCGCTTGCCGACAATAGATCAAGGGCAATCTTGGTGCTCATTGTTGCATTAATTTGTTGTGCCACTTCAATCACCCTTTCTCTTGGTATTGCTTCCACATAATTGCCGGATCAACTGGCCGGTCTTTCTTATCCTTGGCGGACATCATTTCCAGCATTTCAAAATAATCAGCATCATCAAAATCCTGCATTGACCAGTGGAAATACATGACTGCCTGCTTTTTCATCCATCTAAAGTCCTGTAGCTGATTTTCAAGCTCATAAACTTTGACGGCTGGATTAATCTTTGCTTTTGCTGGCATCCTGCTTCTTGGCAGCTAAGTCAATATCCTCATCACTCATGCCCATCATGCGTTCAAAAGTGTAATTAACTGCCTGAATAGTATCGGCAAATTCTAGATCCCCAAGTTTTTCCGTTTCTTGCTTGTTAAGGCCTAAAACTGTAGTCAAGAAATCAATTGAGTCATGCAACATATCGCGTTGAATCTTAATAATTTCTATCGGTTCCATGTCGGCAATGTCGTCTGCTTTGGCCATCATTAATTGCAAGTCGTACATCTTCTCCATGTTACGATTACTGGTTTTAACTTCATGTACACGGTTGCCAAGTTGGCTAACTTTGATTTTCATCGGTAATACCATCCTTTGTATTTGATAAGGTCGCTGTGGTGAATCGGACACCACCAAGTTCACCAGAAAGCGACTTTTGAGCATAAAAAATAGCGCACGTTCGTGAGCCATTCATAAGTTGTTGCTATTAAGTTGCGTCAGATTGCGTCTGTCAGCACCGACTTAATTGCCTGCTGGTTGGGTTGGCAATACATATCCGCCAAACACTTCTTTGTACATGTTGGCTTTGTCGAACTTAGGATCAAGATCACTGTAAATCTTGTACGGCTGGTTGTTGAAGGCCGCAGTGGAGAGCGCAGTGTAAGTCAGAGTATCATCCACACGTTGTTCAGCTGCCGCATCAGTTTGAATGTTCGCTGCGGTTTCGGTCATGATGCCATCGCCAAAGCCATAGTAAACAAAGTGCAGCCGATCAATGGTCTGAGTTGTAATCAGCAATGCCACATGAGCCTTCAAGTTCTCATCTGTATAACCGCCCTTGCTATCACTGACAAACCCTTTGATTTGTTGCTTGATTGCGTAGTCCAAGTTGTTAATGTCCAAGGCTACTGACGGTTCTGAAGTTCCGACCGTAACGTCTTGAACGTTGTTGTTGCCATAAATCTTAGTAATGGTGCCTGCTAATCCTGTAATGTTGGCAGTTTTAGCACCTAAGTCTTTGTGATCGACAGTATAGATACCGTCTGTTCCTAATCCTGCCCCAGTGCCAGAAATTAACTTTTGTTGTGCATCAACCAAGGCCAGTTGAATTTGATATAAACCTACTGTTGCCATTTGAAGTCCTCCTAAATATTCTTTGTTCTACTGAAATAAAATGTGTTGAAAAGCTGCTGTGTGTCTGGGTCTAATGTACGTTGTCTAACCGCGGCTACTTGCCAATGTTGATGAGTAAAAGCCTTCATCATGGCTATCTCAATGGTTTCGGGATCAGAATCAAGCAATTGCGAGTACCAGATCTGTACTTCTACTTCCTGATTTAATGCCCAGAAATCATTGTCACCATATGCGGCCGGATCATTAGCAGCGTCAGTAATCAACACAACAGTTTTGTTCAGACTATTGACTAATTCTTGCGGCAAATTGTTGCCTTCAACTGCATCAATACCGGCAATACTGGATTGGCTAAGCACTGTTACTGCATCATCTACGGCGCTCATTCATCCCCACCACCATTCGATTTGGCAATAATTTCTTGGTATTTCGCCGCTTCAGCTGCAAATACTGCATCTTTAGCATCGTCACGGGCATTATCAACAAAATGGTCTGCATGGATATACTTGGTGCCATCATTCAAGAAGCCTGCAATGAATGCTTTATTGCCAAAGCCAACCGTTGAGCTGCCATTATGATCACCGTCAATATCTCCTGCTCCGCTGTTTATATCCTCGCTCAGATGACCATACTTGCCACCATCACCCTTTGTATTCGGGTGCTTTTCTTTTGTGACCTCCGTGAGCTTCTTGGCAAAAACATCAGCACCAGCCTTGGTAATCTTCTCTTGGTCACTGATAGACAATTCAGCAGCTTTCGATACTTGCTTAAGCCATTGTCCAAGCGCCTCATCCATGTCCACGGTTATGCCCCCTTAGTTGTTTTGACTAGGGTCAGATAGTCATAACGAATAGCATCGTTTGAATCATCTGGGCTAATGTCTGAAATGTCATATACGATGCCATCTATTCTTGCTTGCTGTTGGCTTGCGTTACGTACATCGTGCCTGACAATAACTGTGATTGAATTATCCAAACGTGTGCCCACAAGCGTGTACTGCTGTGTGAGTGTCCGTTTCTGCTGCTTGAAATGCAGGCTGTAAGCTGGTACAAAGCTGGTGATATTAATACCAGCGCCAGTCTTGTGTGATTGTGGAGAGCCAAGCTCAACTTTGCGGCTGAAATCACTTGGTTTGAAATTAGCTGCCATCAGTATCACCGCTATCCGAATTCACTGGCTGATTGGCTTGCAAATGGAGCAACATCATCAAAACACCTTGCGACAGCCCGTTTTCAAGAGCACGATCATAATATTGCTGTGTAACCATTGTCTTAATGGCAAGTTTTGCAATCGGATCGGATTCATCGAGAACTCCCACAGAACTTGTAACTACTCCTGTAGCACCAGCAACTAAGTTTGTAATGGTTGTCTTTTCGGCATCATCAAGATTAAGTTCTGCCATTAGGTCAGTAACAATATCAGATTGAAAGCTATCATTATCAGCCATTACTTCATCTCCTTCATTGGCCGCCTGCCAGTTGATCAGCAAACTGTTTATTTTATAGGCGACCACTTAGATTAATTGCCTGCGCTTGCTGCTGGGAAGTTTGCTTTCTGGTCAGCAATTGCGGAAAATGATCCAGCCACAAAGGCATCAGCATCAGTTGCTTGCACATCGAATCGATCAATCACACGCAGCTTGGTCTGGTCACGCTCAAACGCACCAGCACCGATATTGGTAACAACCAAGCTCATCTGTTGACGATCAAACAGGGTCGCAGCCTGAGAAAGATCGCCATAATATAACGGATAAACTGGTGCAGCAGCAGTGCCTGCGCTTGGCAGCCAACGGTCAGAGATGACAACCACCTGATGACCACGAATGCTGTAAGGCATGTCAGGAACAACGTTGGCCTGAATAAGATACTGGCCCATGGCGTCCTTAACCTTTGCCAGCTGTGCAAACCCGCTAACATTGGTCATCAAAACCGATGTGGACTGAATTGCCGGATCAACAGCCGTGTAGATCATATCCAAGATGTCGTCAAACTTGGCAATTGTTGGCTTCTTAGGAGCGTTGTTCATTGCTGAAATGATGACGCCGTTGCGCGTTACAACATCCTTACGGGAAACAAATTGTTCAATCCACGCTTTTATGTTTTGATCACTGTCATTAAGCAAAGTATTCGGCATTGTAGAAATGCCAGCATACCGATGAATGGTGTACTTGATTTGTGTCAACTTTGGATCATCGTTGTCGCCAATCAAGCCATTTTCGTCGTCAAGGTTTGCCAATGGTTTGATCGTTTCAAACGGCTCATATACACGTGATCCAGTTGGGGTAGAAACGTTCTCAACCTTTACATACTGTTCAAGAGAAGCGTACTGCCGTTTTAGTTGATTAATGTTGGTCTGAATATCAGGCGGAATCGTCAGCCCTGCGTTAGACGTATCATCGTCAGTGTTGCCAGAAGTGACTAAATCCGTAATCCGTTTCTTGCCCGTAGCCAAATCCACAAAATTGTGGACAAAATCTTTGGCCGGATTCTTTTCTGGTAAAATGTTCACTTTCTTACCGGTAATGTCAGTTGGCTTTTCTGCCTCCGCTTCAGCTTTAGCATCATCTAGTGCTGACTTTGCAAAGTCTCGTGCAGTCTTAGCGGCCTTCAAATCATCCATTACTTTCTTAACGTCATCTTCTGTGTAAGAAGACGGATCAGATGCCAAGGCAACTGCCATCTTTTGCGACTTGTCTTGCAAATCAGTTACCTTTTGTCCCGCTGAAATCCATGCGGTGTTTAAATCGTTTACACTAGCCATTATTTGGCCTCCTTATTTTTAATACCCAACAACAAAGCCAGCTTAGGATCAATGGTTTTCTTTCCATCGTCCTTAGGCTGGCTTGTGGCTGGTTTATTTTGCTGACTGTTTGCTTTTGCCATCAATGATTTAACTCGGTGAATCATGTCAGTTGTTAGTGGCAAAACACTATTTGTAACTGCTGGTGCTGTATCAAACATGATATCATCAGCGAAGCCTTTCTCAACTGCCTCTTTGGCATTGATCCATGTCTCGTTAACCATCATGTTGTACACATCGCTAGGACTCATACCGGTTTTTGCTACATATACGTCAACCAATGACTGGTCAATGCTGTCTAACGATTGGCCTGCTGAATTTAATGCATCAACATTGCCGTTTGCTGACGTTGATGCTCTGTGAATCATCAGTTGAGCCGTTGGCGCCATCTCGACTTTATCTCCTGCCAAGGCAACCACTGATGCTGCAGACGCTGCAAGGCCAACAATATTGGTAATGATGCTACCTGAATAGTTCTTAATGGCCGTTGCCATCTCGCTACCAGCAAATACATCACCGCCCGGGCTATTAATTTCCAAGACAACGTCCTGCCCGCTTGCCTGCGATAATGCGTCTGATAAATCTGTTGGGGTGACTGTCTGGTAACCAAAGAACTGATAAATGTCGGCATCATCTTCACTTGAGATAACGCCCTTAATTGGTACCGTTACTGCCATTCGTATCACCTCCTTTAAGGTTAGACTGATCTGGATTGAACTTAGGCGCATCGTCTGGCAAGAAACCAACGCGGCGAAGTAAAAAGTCGGATTGGTTGCCAGAAAGCGCACCGTTTTTTACGGCACCCCCAACGGCTGCTAAATAGCTGCTCCGATCCTGATCAATGGCCGGCTGAATATCGATTTCAATAGCAGCCGAGAATTTCTCATTTAACTCGCTAGCAATAGCCTGTGCATATCGGTTGAGACTATTCGCATACATGCCCTCAATCATCGATAAGGATGACTGCTGGTCACCTTGACCATTCAAGTAGCTGTCAGGAATGTTGTAGACTTTCGCAATCTGCTTGCTTGTCCAATCTGTCGATGAGAGCAGCTTAGAGACGTCCGAGTTTAGTTCCAACGGAGCATATGTTGTCAGCTCATCAAGTACGACTGGACCCTTATTCGAGGTTGCTTGAGTCATGAATCCTGCCGACAATGCCTGCTTTTCTTTGAGACTTAATGCCGACCCATTCTTTGCAGTCAACGTTCCGTTCGAAGTAATGGCCTTTGACAGTGCCGATATTGTCAACCCATTGGCACTGTTTTTGATGTTCAGCTCGTTTTGCAGAGCTAATAGCGGTGACCGGCCAACCTCTCCACCATTTCCAATGCCGAGCAGTCTAAGATGAATCATGTCTGACTGTGGCACATTGTTCATAACAGAGATGCTTGGTTCATCAAAAGAAACGTTGTAAGTGAGTCCAGTGCCATCGCTTAAAAGAAATACAGATACTTGAGACGGGCGCAAATATTCAAGACGAACGGGCTGACCGGTAAGCTGGTTGCGCCAAATATACGCATAGGCATTCCCATCAAGTAGCAGTTGTGCCGCCATTGACTGCCAAAATGCTTGCCGGTTAGTGGTTGCTGACGGATGATCAAGAATCGTTTGTGTTCGTGGCTGTCCTGCTTGCATATAACAGGTTGCCAAGTCAGCAGACAATTGATAGATCGTTGCATAAAGGTCTGAGTTGAGTAAGGCCTTACGTGCCGGAACATAGCTTGTAGGGTCAATTGCCAACCCAGCCAAATTATCATCAAAAACTGACTCAAGTACGCTCTGATATTCTGGAGCAGCACGATTAGTTGCTTTGTTGTTTAAGAATCCAAAAAGCACCATCAGTCACTTCCCTTCTTGGCTTTGCTAATCACAAGTGCTGTTGCTACCAACAACATTCCCAAAATCACTTGCCCGACTAACATACTGACTGAGAATGCAGCATAGACTAGGACACCAAATCCACATAAAAAAAGAACCGTCTCAATATTTGCAAATAGAAACAGTCCTACCACTTTCAAAGCTTTACTAAATTGTTCAACCAACGGCATCACCTCCAAACCCAAACTGGCCGTCTTCGATCATTTTTTTGAACTTCTTGGGCGTCATCAGTTCAACTTCTTTGGTGCGGTCATTCGCTATTCCATAATCCTCGAAGTGATACATGCCTTGATAAAGAGCGTCAATTAAGGCATCAACCACATCGATTTTCAACGTTGCTTTGGCCTTATCGACTTGAATTCCGACCTTATCTTCATAAATCTGGGCATTAAGCAATGCTTTTTCCATGATTTTGTCGTCTAATCTAGTGATTGATTTCTCAATAAACATCGTTTGCAAAAATTTAGTCGGGTCTTTCAGCTCGCCAGTTCTTTGCTTGACCGGCAAAAGATTCCAGCCAGAATTAAGTTCTAACTGTTTAACCATGCGTGTGGCACCCATTGCATCATAGCCAAAGCACATGACATTCAACCGGTGCTTCTCAACAAAATCAATCAGCCATGTATACACCTGATCATCATTGATGATGCCTTGTGGATGGCTAGTGATTGTGCAATAGCCTTCTTTTGCCAACTCTCGATAGGCAATGCCGTCTTGCTTTTCCTTGGCTTCAATTGATCCAGCTTTTTGCCAAGGAATAAACGAATGTTGAGCAATGTACCAGTGTTTTCCATCGCTATCCTCATAAGGAAAAACAAAAGCAAGCGCAGTGTTATCGCTGAACATCGAATAGTCAAATCCGATATAAACATCACGACCATCAATTTCAAAGCTAGGAATGATTGCGTGTTCAACGTCTGCTAGTTTCAAGTAACTATCTGATGATTCTTGAAGCCACATATTCAGATTCTTGTTCTGAAAATCTCCAATATTGTTTGAGAGCATGTCACTGTCACGTTTGTCCACCAAGCCTTGCATTAACACTTCTCTTTGATCAGGCAAATCCAATAGTGGATTACTCTTAACCCAAGTTTCGGGCTTGAACGTCTCATTAAGACTGTCTTGCGCCCAAATAAGTCCTAAGTACGTATCAGCATCTCGTTTGTAATCCTGTTCCATGGCCTGCTGTATCATTTTCTGATCTTCATGAAACGGTACTCCGGGCTTAGGATAAGCTGTTGAAATCTGGATGAACTGGCGATTCTTCACTTTGACTTGTCCAGATATGATTTTTGATATCTTATCGCGGCTTTCGACTTCTCCGATTTCATCAAAAATGGCTGTCGTAAAATGATAGCTATCATATTGGCCCGATTCATGGCTTATTGGGCGTAACACGTTATTGTTGTTACGCATAAGGATCTGGTCTGACTGAATACTATGGGTATCCAAGCCAACCTCAGCCGCAAGCGACCTAAAAGGCTCATTAGCAATGATCTTTTTCATCATTCCTTTGATGTACCCATATATTTTCCCGGTTTGCTTGTAATTAATCGATGCTACTAAGAAATCTTGGTTAGACAATCCCAGCGATTCAACTAAATATGAGTAACACGCAATGATCGACATCATGTACGTCTTGCCTTGACCACGTGCAACACTAACAATGGCACGACTGAACCGTTTACCACCATCTTGATTACGCCAGCCGATAAGTTGAGACAATATAAAAGCCTGCCAAGGCATAAGCTTGGTAGGCTCTCCGGTATCGACATCCGGGCAAATAGCGGCGAAGTTTAAAATGTTGCTAACCTTGTTTAAGTCGTAATTGAACGGGAAGCTATGGTCACCTTCTAGCGAACGCTTTAGGTCTTGTATGTGCCTGAAGGCCGCAAGTTTAATTAGATATCCGGCTTGCTGTTCACCGCTAAGAACGCTTAATGCATAAGCTGTCCCCGGGTCCCTAAAGGTACTAATAACTTCTTCAAAATTTCCACGCTGATAAGCCCCAATAACGTCATGGGATTGTGTTAAGTCAACTCGGTTCACCTAACATCGCCTCCTAAGAACTTCTTCATCTCGGCGACTACATCAGGCTTCTTGTCAGGCGGCTTAATTGTTGCAAGATCTGCACGGCTCTTAGGTGACAGCCCCAGTTGAATGCCAATCGCAGTCATTTGCTTAGAAGCGTCATTATATATGGCTGTGGCGGGATTGCGCTTATATCCCATGAAGTCTTTTCCAACAACGTCTCCCGCACTATTTTGAACACTCCTGTATATGGCTTGCTGAACACCATCCTTTTTGATCGACTCGTATGCTTCTCGGTAAATCTCATAGGCACTGCAGTAGTTTTCAACCAAATTAGCATCGATGCGTTCAATCGCTGATTGTTGCTCTAAAACAGGTAGAACACGGCGCCACATTGCTTTAGCGATTCGACCTAAATAAGTTGGCGGTGTGGTCGGAAAATTGCCGTTGTGTTGGTCTTTATAAGCTTTTTTGACGATCTCACCCACCTCCTAACTTCGGGCTGACCCCCCCTAGGTAAAATTTTTGAAAATTTGATTTTGCCACAAGACAACAGCTGGTGTGCGCTCCCCGACTAGAGCCAGTAAGGGGGGGCGTCCAAAAAAATTCGCGTTTGTCATTCTCGCTGCTGGCGGTCAATCAATTCAACTATCCGTTTTACGTCACGCAAATGCCGCGATCCCTTGAGCGCGTTGGATTGACCAGTGCCATAGTACGTTTTCTCCCAAGCTGTCTTGGCTTGGTGGCAGGCCTTGCAGCACGTGACAAGGTTAGACGCATCACTCATGCCGTTAGCATCAGCTTCGATTGGCACCACATGATCAACGATGTTCCCTTGTGTCAGTCTTCCACGTGCTTTGCAGTATTGGCATAGATAGTAATCTCGATCAAGCACCAGTTGACGAAGGTGCTTCCATTGTTGTGTTTTGTAAAACTTGTACTGTTCACGCTTGCTGACTGAACGATTGCGTGTGATGTGGTTGTACTTCCAATAGTCGCGCTTCTTTTCGTCTGCTGCAGCTTCAAATGACTTGTGCTGCGCGCAGTAGCGTGCCGGCCACTCCACAACGTTGTGGCAGCCAAGTGCACGGCAGCGATGTACTCTAGGCATGTGTGTCACTCCTCATGTAATCCGATGACGATTGCCAATCCGATAAGCAGTGTCATCACAGCAATCATTACTATTAGCGGCATGAATACTAGTAGCCAACTCCATGCGATCAAGCCGAATAGCTTAGCCAGTACGAATATTAGTGTGAGCAGTAATAGGAAATTGCACATGCTAAATTGCCTCCGTATATTGTTTGATCTTGTCAACCCGCAAGTCGCACCATTCATCATGTGTGCCGTCTGCCTTGTAAACTGTTACGACTGGCATTGATCGGTATCCCAGCTTGCGGAACCGTTCGTAGTCGTCCGCGTCTGCTGTGACTGTTTGTACTGGAATGACTTGCGATAGTCTGCTGACAGTGTGCCGGCATTTTTGACAATTCGGCTTTACGTAAACGATCGCCCGCATGCGCTCCTCCTTTTTCGAAAGCTCTTCAATTATCGCTTGCTCCGTGCGGCTTACATACCCATAACTCACTCTCTTCATAGCATTAGGCATAGGTTACACCGCCCATTCAAAAGAAAAACCGTGGTGGTGCTTATACTTGCCGTGAAGGCATGCGGATACGCGACCTCTGTCTATTCCGAGGAGTTCCGCGGCTTTTGTTATACTGCTGAATAAGTAGCGATGCCCGGATCCGCTTATCACGTAAATTGGACGTTCCTTTGCTTTTGCCGCGCGTTTGGTGCGATTTCCGTAATTGTTGTTGTAAAGCACTGTACACCATTCTAGGTTTTCCACTCGATTATTGCTCGGGTTCTCATCTTTGTGATTAATAACCGGATATCTGTTTGGGTTCGATATGAACGTAGCAGCTACAAGACGGTGAACCTGATATATAGTTTTCTTGCCATCGCGTCCTAACGTTACATGTAAATATCCATCGCGATCTTTTCTTTGTTTCCTTAAAATACCTTTTCTATGGTGTCCTTGCGCGTCTTTGCGGTCAAGGCTTCTCACCCTGCCCATATTGCTAACTTGGTATAAGCCTTCATATCCTTCAATATCTTTCCAAGCTTCAGTTGAGTTCATAAGTGCACCTCAATCTTTCATCGTCATAAACGAACGCATACAGCAGATGTTTGCCCGTGGTGAAGCCATTCTTAATCTCATAGGGATCATTCGGCTTTGCCGTCCCAAGCTGGCGCCACATAATGCCACGATCATCTTTAAACCGCTCGCTGTGATAGTGGCCTGAGTGAAGTTCGTATGTTTTTGCCATATTGAATATTTTTTTGTACTCAAACGGAAAAAGCCCTGTCAGCTTGTTCTTGGCTACATCTCCGTGTGCGAGCATAATGCCAACATGCCCTAGCAAGTATGCACAGCGCCAGTCGGTTGACGGATTACTGTCATTGAGATCAACGTGGACCTGTGGATAGCGATCTATCAGCGCATAAAGAAAAGCGTATTCGAGATCACCTGAATGGTTACCGAACACGCTCTTTATTGAGACGCTATTGCTATATTCAATTGCCAGTGGAACAATTTGATCAAACAGCTTCACTGCATCATGGAATGCCTGACGCATGTTTGCGTGATCTAGCTGTGTCCCTCTAACCGTTTGTGTTGCATGAATCTGATCACTATGGAACAGATCTCCCAATTGCTCGATCACAATCTCGTTGTAGCCGTCCATGATGATCTCTCTAAGTTGACTCACCATGTCTTTTAGATCGGCGAATGTTGTCCAGCCAAAATGCAGGTCAGGCAATGGGATGACCAAGTTACGATCGCCCGATTTCTTCATGCCGTAATTGACCGGAATGATTTTGTCGTTGAACGCTTCAGCCATTTCACTTATCGATAAGCCTTGTTTCGGCTTTACGCGAATATGAATGCTGTACTGCGGAACTGTGCCGTCTTCGGTACTATGCTGCTCATACACTTTGTAGTCGCCTAAGACCATCTCGAACTTATCAGGATCGTATCCACACAACTCCATCAAAGTTCGTGGATCTTTATTTGGCTCATGCTTGAGTCTCATTAAGGCCGTGACTGTTTGACTACCATCAGCATTAAGAGCTACTTTTCTATCAACGGGTTGGCTCTTTCTATCTGTTTTCGCTGAATCGTATTCATTCTTTAGTGGTTTTTGGAACTCGATGCCAAGCCGTTTTGCTTTACCTTGAAGCGCATCATAGCTAATCCCGAGCTTGTCTGCCGTCTCGCGTCTGGTAAAGCCTTCAGAGGCGAGCTTCCTAATGCCACTGATTTGTTCATCTGTCCATTGCATCTACTCGCCTCCAAAATTTGTGTATAAAAATAGCACCTCACGAAAAGTGAAGTGCCATAGTCCGGTGCCTACTCCTAGGGTTTACCAGACTTGATCCTATGTGAGAGATGGGAATCGAACCCACGCATTACCCGCCTGATGACGGGGCGCTTTTCCACTTAGCTACTCTCACTATTTGTCGACACGAATCCTAGATACCGCGCTAGGCCGCTAACGCACAGACAAGTCTCTGGCGGGACATAGTAGCCGTGTCTTGCTACCGTTTTGTATTGCTCGCTCTCCCAGTGTCAGATGGGGTCATCGCAAGCTGTGTCCGGTCGCTAAACTGGACAAAGAACTGTGCCGCGACCTGCCGTGGCTGGTCCCGCTCAACCGGGCAGCTCAGCCTCTAATGAGGCATATAAGTTCACCCTGCTACTCATCGTCATGGTAGGCGTATCGGGACGTAGTGACGGTAGCTACTCCGTCACAGACCTTCACGGGTGAAATGTGGCATGCGGGAATCGAACCCGCCTGACTATCTCAGCCAGTCCTCATTGCCACGCCTTGCCACAGCTTTATCATCACTGAGGCTCGGAGGAAAAATGCGGTGTCTCAGGTTTCTCACCTTTGGCACAATACCATCATATGACGGAAAAGCGTGTTTTTTGTTGCATCATTGTTGCACGGATGTTGCAACTAGTTTCACTAGCGGACATATTTCAGCAAAAGCATAGAGAGCTTCTTGTGTTTGTCGCCAAAGGGTCGTTCGGTCAACATGCAAGTGGTCGGCTAACTGAAGGCTGGATTTACGTGTCGTCTTTGGAGTCAGATAGCTCTCAACTAAAATGATCCGGTAGTTTTCATTCTCTAGAGATTCAATGGCACCTTCACAGCACGCTACATAGTACAGCTCGTCAGCGTGCGATACGAGCTTGTCCTCGGCTTTATTTCCATAGCTTGGTGACTTGGGCATGCCGTCCATCACGGGGCTTCTGAGCGCTATTTTGGTGCGTTGAGCGAGCCGCTTGTGATGCCAGTAGTTCCCCAAGACCTCTTTGGCGTTTTCAATTGTTTTGTCATGATCAATTGGGCTAAAATATCTCGTTGCTCGCACCACTGCGTCCACTCCTTATGGTATAATTTGTCTGGGTTTGTAGGATAAGCGTGCCTTCGTGGTGCGCTTTTTTTATTTGTCTTCAGGAGGTCGGATGAGTTCCCACGGATCAATCCCAGCACGCTCAGCGAAGTCATCAAGTT